GTCCAGTTCAATGATGCTGGTGCCTTTGGTGCAAACGCAAACTTTACCTTTAATAAAACTCTTGCGACACTTAATGTAAAAAACATTAATGTTTCAACGAATCTAATTGCCACAACTGCAAACTTAACAGTCAACAGTATAACAACTGGTACTGGTGTTGGTGGTACAATTGCAGGTGCGAATGTAATCTATTCAAATGTATTTGTTGCGAATAGTGGTGGTTATGTTCAATTTTCAGATGGTTCAAAACAATATACTGCCAACGCAGGTGCGAGTGGTGGTGTTACACAGATTGTAGCAGGCACTAATGTAACAATTAGTCCTGGAGGTGGTACTGGTGTTGTAACTATCAACTCCTCAGGTGGTGGTACAACTGATTTTGGCTTTGGTCAAATCTTTACCCCAAACAATTCTGTATATGCAAATGCCACTAGTGCAAATGATAAAGTTACTTTCACTGGTGAGTCTGGTGTATATGTCTTTGCAAACTCAACAACAAAAACAATTACGGTCGCTGGAACTCCAGGCGCTCAAGGCATGACTGTTGACTATGGTTTTGTCACAGAAGCAGTTTATTATGCCATTGATTACGGGACACTATAAATACAACTATGTCAACACAAGTCCAAATACGAAGAGGTAATACAGCACAAACATCAACCTTCACAGGTTCTATTGCTGAGATTACTGTAGATACAGATAAAAAAGTCGTAGTCGTACACGATGGTACAACTGCGGGTGGTAATCCTTTAATTAGAGCAAACGCTTCGATTACCACAGGTCAAATACTGACTTCAAATGGTTCACACTTACTTGCACTATCAAATACTGGTACTGCTGGTGTATATGGTAACGCATCTTTTATTCCTGTCGTAACTACTGATGCTTACGGCAGAGTTAGTTCTGTAACCAATACTGCAATTGCAATTTCATCTGGTGTCGTTACAGGTGTAATGACATTCGCACAAGGTGGTGCAAACGCAACAACCTACACAACTGGCGGTCTGTTAACATCTAACGGTACTGCATTTGTTTCTGTTGCAAACACAGGTACGGCAGGAACTTACGCCAATGCGGCTTATATTCCTGTTATCACAACAGATGCATATGGAAGAGTTAGTGCAGTTACAAACACCGCAGTAGCAATAGACACAGCTGCATTAACATCCGGTACTTTAGCTGATGCAAGACTTCCAGCTACAGGCACCGCAGGCACATATGGTAATACAACTTATGTGCCTGTTATTACTACAGATGCAAAAGGTCGTGTAACTGCGGTAACAAATACTGCTATTGCAATCACATCTACTTCTGTGACAGGTGTGATGACATTTGCACAAGGTGGCGCTAATGCAACAACTTACACAACCGGTGGTCTATTAACATCAAATGGAACTTCATTTGTTTCTGTTGCGAATACTGGTACTGCTGGTACATATGGAAATGCCGCCTATCATCCAGTAATCACAACCGATGCTTACGGCAGGGTTAGTGCAGTTACAAATACATTAGTTCAGATAGCGGCTTCACAAGTTACTTCAGGTGTATTACCATTTGCACAAGGTGGTTCTAATAATACAACATACACAACTGGTGCAATTCTAACATCAAACGGAACTTCTTTTGTTGCATTGGCAAACACAGGCACCGCAGGTACTTACGCCAATGCGGCTTACATTCCTGTAATTACTACTGATGCTTATGGTAGAGTCAGTTCTGTAACTAACACCGCAATTGCAATAACATCTACTGCTGTTACTGGTGTAATGACATTTGCTCAAGGTGGCGCAAATGCAACTTCTTATACTACTGGTGGTTTATTAACATCTAACGGTACTGCATTTGTATCCGTTGCAAATACTGGCACTGCTGGTACATATGCTAATGCGGCTTATGTTCCAGTAATCACTACTGATGCTTATGGTAGAGTTAGTGCAGTCACAAATACATTAGTTCAAATAGCTGCATCACAAATTACTTCAGGTGTATTGCCATTTTCTCAAGGCGGTGCGAATAATACAACATACACTACTGGTGCAATATTAACTTCAAATGGAACTGCATTTGTAGCACTATCAAATACAGGCACCGCAGGAACTTATGCTAATGCGGCCTATGTTCCTGTTATCACTACTGATGCTTATGGTAGAGTTTCTGCCGTAACCAATACTGCTATTGCTATAGACACGGCAGCAATTACTTCTGGTACTCTAGCTGATGCAAGACTTCCAGCTACAGGTACTGCTGGTACTTACGCAAACTCTACTCACATTCCTGTTATAACCACAGATGCAAAAGGCCGTGTTACTGCAATTACAAATACTGTAATTCAATCTTCAACAACTTCTGTTCAAGGTATTGTTCAATTAAATGATACAGTAACTTCAACTTTAACTTCAGTAGCTGCAACTGCAAATGCGATTAATGCAACTTACAATTTTGCCTCTACTAAATTTAATTCATCTGGTGGTACAATATCAGGCGATACAACAATTACTGGTAACTTAATTGTTAATGGTACAACTACAACTGTTAACACTTCAACTGTATCCACATCTGATTCATTATTAAAACTTGCAAACAACAACACCGCAGGTGATAGTTTAGATATTGGTTTCTACGGAACATATAATGCAACAGGTCAAAAGTATGCAGGTCTTGTAAGACAAGCAGGTTCAAACTTCTTCTTGTTCAAAGATTTAACTACTGATCCAACATCAAACGCACTTGCAACTGGTTCTTTAACTGCTTCTAATACTGCCACACTAAGAGCAAACATTACTGGTGGTACTGTATCAAGTCTTGCATCAGCAATCGGAGTTGCAGATGGTGGTACAGGCGCAACAACATTAACTGCCGGTGGAATTCTTATTGGTTCTGGAACAAGTGCAGTTACAATACTTGCAAATACTGGTACGGCAGGAACTTATGGTAATGCAGCCTATCATCCAGTAATCACTACTGACACATATGGTCGTGTGAGTGCAGTTACAAATACATTAATTCAGATTTCAACAACACAGATTACATCTGGTGTTCTTCCGTTTGCACAGGGCGGCGCAAACGCAATCACTTATACTACTGGAACATTCTTAACATCAAATGGTACTGCATTTGTATCGGTTGCAAATACTGGTACTGCCGGAACATATGCTAATGCTGCTTATATTCCTGTAATCACTACTGATGCTTATGGAAGAGTTAGTGCCGTTACAAACACAGCGATTGCAATAGATACTGCTGCTATTACTTCTGGTACATTGGCAGATGCAAGATTACCAGCTACGGGTACTGCTGGAACTTATGCTAATGCAGCTTATGTTCCTGTAATCACTACAGATTCAAAAGGCCGTGTAACTGCTGTAACAAATACTGCAATCGTAATTTCTGCGGCTGCAATTACTTCTGGTACATTAGCAGTTGCACAAGGTGGTACTGGAGTAATAACTTCTACAGGTACTGGTTCTGTTGTTCTTAACACAAGTCCTGTTCTTACAACACCAAACATTGGCACACCATCTTTTGCAGTATTGACAAGTGCAACTGGTTTACCGTTAACGACTGGCGTCACAGGAACATTACCAATTGGTAATGGTGGTACAAATCAAACTACATTCACAAATGGTATCGTTGCATATAATGGTACATCACTTGCAACATTAGCAAATACAGGAACTGCTGGCGTCTACGGCAATGCGGCCTATCATCCAGTAATCACAACCGATGCTTATGGTAGAGTTTCTGCCGTAACAAATACATTAATTCAGATTTCAACAACACAGATTACATCTGGTGTTCTTCCGTTTGCACAAGGTGGTGCAAATGCAACATCATACACCACTGGTGCAATTCTAACTTCAAATGGAACTGCATTTGTAGCATTAGCAAATACAGGTACTGCCGGCACTTATGGTAATACAACTTATGTTCCTGTTATCACCACAGATGCATATGGAAGAGTTAGTGCAGTTACAAATACTGCAATTCAATCAGGAACAACATCCGTATCTGGTATAGTGCAGTTAACAGATTCAATTAGTTCAACAAGCACAACTACAGCCGCAACTCCAAACTCAGTTAAAACTGCTTATGATTATGCACAAGGTGCTTTCACAAAAGCAAATCAAACTGCACAATTAGCATTTACAACAGTTTCAGCAAATGGAACAAATTTAGTTGCTGATGCAAATAATGATACTTTAACAATTACTGCCGCTAGTGCAAATGGCATTTTTATTAATTCTGATGCTGGAACTGATGCTTTAGATATTGGCCTTAGAAATTCTGGCGTCACATCAGGAACTTATGGTAACACCACAACAGCCGTTACACTTACAGTAGATACATTTGGTAGAATAACTTCAGTTTCAAATGCCGCAATTTCTGCTGGCGCTTCAATTGGCGATGTGTTGGCACTTGCAATTGCACTAGGATAAAATATGGCTAAACCTACATCAAGACAAACATTCAAAGATTACTGCCTAAGAAGACTTGGCCATCCTGTTATTCAAATCAACGTGGATGATGACCAAGTTGAAGACCGTATTGATGACGCACTTCAATTTTTTGAAGATTACCATTTTGATGGTTGCGAAAAAATTTATATGAAACATCAATTCACACAAGCTGATATTGATAGACGTTGGATATATGTTCCAGACCCCGTAATCTTTGTTATGTCTGTTCAATCATTTGATGATTCAACTTCATCAATTAATATGTTTGATTTGCGTTATCAATTGCGTTTGCATGACCTTTATGACTTCACATCGGTATCGTATGTGTCATATGAAATCACCATGCAACATCTCCGTACACTAGAATTGTTATTCTCTGGTACTCCACAATTTAGATTTAATCGTAAACAAAATAAAATATTTCTTGATATTGATTGGGAACGTGATGCAGAAGTGGGTAAGTATGTTGTTATTCAATGTATGCGAGCAATGCGGCCTGATACAATTACCTTAACAGGTACTCTAACTGGTAACACAAGTTCCAATACAATGACAGGAACATCAACAATATTTGACCAAGAAATACTTGAAAATGATATCATTACATTATCTGATAATCAAGAAGTTCAAGTTCGTAAAATTAATTCACCAACAAGTATTACACTTGCAAATACGGTAACTGCAAATGTGACTTCTGTTACAATGACAAAGGCCGGTGTTTCAGATGTTTGGAATGATAAGTTTCTAAAGAGATATGGTACTGCATTAATTAAATACCAATGGGGGAGCAACCTAAGTAAGTTTGCTGGCATACAAATGCCTGGTGGTGTTACATTGGATGGTCCTAGAATCATGCAAGAAGCACTTGAAGAAATAAACAAACTTGAAGAAGAAATGTATAATATGTTATTACCTAGTGAAATCTTTACTGGATAAAGATGCCTACAAATTTCTATTTTAATAACGCACCAACGGATCAAATCACCAGTGAACAATTACTGGTTGAGGACCTCGTTATTGAAGCGATGCAAATTCATGGGCTAGATGTTTATTATCTTCCTAGAACAAGTCGTGATTCTGTAGATATGTTATATGGAGAAGACACTCTTAAACAATATGTAACTGCATATCCAATTGAAATGTACCTTGAAAATGTTACAGGTATGGATGGTGAAGGTGATTTCATTTCTAAATTTGGTTTAGAGATTAGAGATGAAGTTACTTTTTTAGTATCTCGCCGTAGATTCAAATATGCAACAGGTGCATCAAATCTTATTCGCCCAAGAGAAGGTGATTTGATTTACGCACCTCTTGTTCAAAACTTTTTTGAAATTACACATGTTGAAAGTGAAAATGACCAAGCAATGTTTTACACATTGGGTCGTGGTCGTGGTGGAAATGTATATGTTTATGCATTAAAAATGAAACAGTTTGTATTCTCTGAAGAAGTTATTGATACAGGTAATGATGAAATTGATGCACAGATTCGTGATGCCTATAAGAGAACACAACTTACATTAGCCGCAGGCGGTTCTGGTACATTTGTAGCAGATGAAATTGCTTATCAGGGAGCAACTCTGGCAAATGCAACATTCCAATCAGTTGTTTATGATTGGTCTTCAACAACAAGAAAATTGAATGTTATTCGCACAATAGGAACTTTTGCAAATAATACATTAACAAAAGGTGCAACAAGTGGTGCATCGTGGACTTCATTTGGTACTGCAAATACATCATACAATGACAATACTGCATTTGAAGATATTATGGACAATTCTTTAATTGAAGGTGAAGCAGATTCTATAATTGATTTTAGTGAAACTAATCCTTTTGGTGAGGCTTAAAAATGCTTGGTAATGCTACATTTTATAATAGAACAATACGCAAAATAGTTGTTGCGTTTGGCACAGTTTTCAATGACATTTATTTGGTTCGTTATACCAAAGATGGATTGACTGCAAAAGAAACTATAAAAGTTCCTTTGAATTGGGGCGCAAAAGAAAAATATCTAACACGATTAACTGCCGACCCAACATTAACAAAATCAATTGCAACAACTGTTCCTAGAATTTCATTTGAGATGACAGGAATGAGTTATGATTCAAGTAGAAAATTACCTACTACTGTTCGTAATTTTTCTGCAAATAATGCAACAACTGTAAATGCACAATATGTTCCTGTGCCTTACAATTTTGATTTTTCATTATCAATCTATGTAAGAAACACAGAAGATGGCACACAGATACTAGAACAAATTTTACCATTCTTTACACCAGATTTTAGTGTGACTGTTGATTTTATTCCTTTGATGGACCCAAAATATGATATGCCTATCATTCTGAATTCAGTTTCAAATGAAACCACTTATGAAGGCGACATGATGGAAACTCGCATGATTATTTGGAATTTAGAATTTACCGCAAAAAGTCATATCTGGCCTCCAGTTAAAACTGGTAAAATTATTAATGTGGCCAATACAAACCTATACATTCAACCAAATAGTTTACTTGAACAACAAGTTTTTGTAGACTTTGCAAATGGTGTTGGGCGATTCTCTGATTCAGAAACAATTAGAGTTACTGATAGAGATGTGCATGGTACAGTTTCATATTTTAGTAATGTAAATAATGGTATATTAATAGTTGAATCATTAAATGATTATTTGGCTGTTGGTGATGTTGTTCGTGGTGATTTTACTGGTGCAACATTTACTATTAAAACTGCTGACAAAACACCATTAAAATCAACAACAATAACAACAAGACCAAAGCCATTGACTGCCGAACCAGATGATGAATTTGGATTTTCAGAGACAGTAACTACTGGGCGCACATTTTAATGCATAAATTGAATCAAAAATTATCTGAAGTATTGGATGTTGAACCTATTCAATTTGAAACTTCAATAGTTGAAGTTAAATCACCTATTGAAGATGATGCTGAATTTGCACGAACAAATATTCGTGATTTGATTTCAAAAGGTAATAGTGCAATTGATACTCTACTTCAAGTGGCTAATGCATCAGAACATCCAAGAGCATATGAAGTTGCCGCAGGACTCATTAAAAATCTTGGTGACTTAAACAAAGATTTATTAGAAATTCAAAAACGCAAAAGAGATTTGGATCCAACTCAATCAAAAAATAATTCAACTACGAATATAGATAAGGCTGTATTTGTTGGATCAACAACTGAACTCGTTAAGTTTTTAAAGAACAATAAATAGTATTATGGAACAATTAATTCAACAACTTAAAGTAATTTTAGGTACAAACTTTGCGTTGTATCTGAAGTCGCACAACTATCATTGGAATATTGAGGGTCCTAACTTTCCTCAATACCATGATTTCTTAAATGGTTTTTATACTGAAGTATTTGCACAAACCGATTTGATTGCAGAACATGTGAGATATTTGGATTCTTATGTACCAGGTTCTATGGAAAGATTTTTAGAATTGGCAGATATTGAAGAAGCAGTAGATATTATTCCAACCGCAATGGAAATGATGACACAATTAAAATTGGACAATGACCGTTATATCATACACCTTCGTGCAGGTATAGTAGCCGCTGAACAAGCTAATGAGCCTGCTGTATCAAACTTTTTACAAGAACTTCTTGGTGCTCATCAAAAGAAATCATGGATGTTGAGAAGTATTATTAAATAATATGATAGATGCTGGTGGATATCTTGGAAATTCGAACTTAAAAAAACTTGGTGTAGAAATATCCTACACCGAGGAACAAGTTGCGGAAATTATAAAGTGTACTGAAGACCCGGTGTATTTTATTAGAACCTATGTTAAAATTGTTAACGTAGACCGAGGACTTATTAACTTTGAAATGTGGCCGTTCCAAGAAGACATGGTCAGAACATTTCATAACAATCGTTTCTGTATTGCAAAGATGCCTCGTCAAGTTGGTAAAACAACTACGACTGTGGGTTATATGCTTTGGTCAGTTTTATTTCAAGATGACTACAGTATTGCTATTCTTGCAAACAAAGGTGCTCTTGCTCGTGACATTCTAGGTCGTATTCAATATGCCTATGAGTATTTACCAATATGGTTGCAACAAGGTATCATTACTTGGAACAAAGGTAATATTGAGTTAGAGAACAAATCTAAGATAGCCGCATATGCAACATCAGCATCTGGTGTTCGTGGTGGTACATACAACTTAATTTTCTTAGATGAATTTGCTTTCGTTCCTAAAAACATGGCAGATGATTTCTTTACTTCAACATACCCTGTTATCTCATCTGGTAAAACTACAAAAGTTATTATTGTATCAACACCTTGTGGATTAAATCATTTCTATAAGATGTGGGTTGATGCAATAGAGGGACGATCCACATACAAATCACTTGAGGTTCATTGGTCTCAAGTACCAGGTCGTGATGCGGATTGGAAAAGCGAAACAATACGAAACACTTCTGAAGAACAATTTCGACAAGAGTTTGAAACCGAATTTATTGGCTCATCGGCAACATTGATATCTGGCACTAAACTTAGAAGTCTTGCATTTCATAATCCATTATCCTCAATTGAAGGTTTTGATATATATGAGGAACCTATTAAAGACCGACTTTATATTACGACAGTAGACTGTTCAGAAGGTGTGAACTTAGACTATTCAACTATTAATGTGCTTGATGTATCTCAAACACCTTATAAACAAGTCGCTAAATACCGTAATAATAAATTACCTTTATTGTTTTTTCCAACTGTAATCTATTCGATTGCAAAGAAATACAATGAAGCATATGTTTTGATTGAAACAAACAATATTGGCCAACAAGTGGTTGATATTTTACATTATGATTTAGAATACGAAAACATTTACAAACTAGAACACCATCATATAAAAGGTCAGAGTATTTCTGGAGGATTCAAAAGGTCTGCATCTTTTGGCTTAAAAACAACAAAATCAGTTAAAAAAATTGGTTGTGCCAACTTAAAAACATTAGTTGAAAACGACAAATTAATTGTCAACGATTTTGATACTATTGCCGAGATGAATACCTTTGTCCGAGTCCGTGACAGTTATGCTGCGGAAGAAGGAAACAATGATGATTTGGTGATGGGTCTAGTTATTTTTGCATGGTTGACGGCACAGACATTCTTCAAAGACAGTACTGATATTGACGTAAGAAAATTAATGTTAGCAGAACAAAATATGTTAGTTGACGAAGATTTAGCTCCAGTAGGCATATTTGATAATGGCCTCAAAGAGGAAATTATCATTGATAGTACTAATGGAGATGTTTGGACTGAAAGAGGTTATTCCTCCTCTGCAACTTTCTAAAAAACTAAATAGACAATACAAGAAAAATTGACTCACAACTAAAGGAGAAATCCAATGGCATTTCAGCTATCACCTGGGGTAAATGTATCAGAAATTGACCTGACTACAATCGTCCCCTCAGTCGCCACTTCAATTGGCGCATTTGCCGGTCCGTTCGCATGGGGTCCAATCGGTGAAGTTACTACGATTTCCGATGAGGTTCGCCTTGCCGCTACTTTCGGTAATCCAGACTCAACAAATTATGAATATTGGTTCTCGGCCGCAAACTTCCTTGCATACACAAGCAATCTAAAAATTGTTCGTGCTGCAAACATTACAACAACAAGAAACGCAACTGCTAATGGTGCCAACAATGTTGCACTCATTAAAAACGAAGATGATTGGTTAGATAACTATTCTACTGGTAATACTGCATTTGGTGTTGTTGGTGCTCGTTATGCAGGCGCAATTGGTAACACATTAAAAGTTTCTATTGCCGATGCAAACACAAACTCTACATGGACATATTCATCATTATTCACCTCTTCACCAGGAACATCCACATATGTTTCAAACAAAGGTGGTACATTTGATGAATTGCATGTGGTAGTTATTGATGAAGACGGTTTATTTTCTGGTTCAAGAGGTACAGTCCTTGAGAAATTTGCTTTTGTGTCTAAATCATTAGATGCTAAAGACGATTCAGGTAACAACAATTTCTATAAACAAGTTATTGCTAACAAATCAAAATATATTCACTGGTTGTCACATCCAACCACAATTTCAACAGGTACTGCTTGGGGTTCTTCTGCAAACGCATCAGCATTTGCAAACTTAACTGCCAATGTAACAGTATCGTTGTCTGGTGGTGTTGATGGTACAATCTCAACTGCAAACGTAGTAACTGCATATGACTTTTTCAACAATGCAGAATCCGTTGACATTTCATTAATTGTTTCTGGACCATCAGATGCTATTACGATTCCAAATGCTCTTATTACAACTGCCGAAGCAAGAAAAGATTGTGTGGTATTCTTATCACCACCAAAATCAAATTGTGTTGATAATGCTGGTAGTGAAACAACAAATATTAAAACCTATCGTGATACATTGACAAGCACTTCATATGCCGTTTTAGATTCTAACTGGAAATATCAATACGACAAGTATAATGATGTATACCGTTGGGTCCCATTAAATGGTGACGTTGCAGGTTTGTGTGCAAGAACAGACCTTGAAAGAGACCCATGGTTCTCTCCTGGTGGTTTGAATCGTGGTATCATTAAGAATGTTATCAAACTTGCATGGAATCCAACTAAAACAAATCGTGATGATTTGTATGTTAAAGGTATCAACCCCATTGTTTCCTTCCAAGGCGAAGGCACAGTATTGTTTGGTGACAAAACAATGTTGTCTAAACCATCTGCGTTTGACCGCATCAATGTTCGTAGACTATTCATTGTACTTGAGAAAGCAATTGCAAGAGCAGCTCGTTTCTCAATGTTTGAATTTAATGACCAATTCACAAGAGCACAATTTGTTGCACTCGTAGAACCATTCTTGCGTGATGTACAAGGTCGCCGTGGTATCACCGACTTCCGTGTTGTTTGTGATGACACCAATAATACTGGTGAAGTTATTGACCGCAATGAGTTCATTGGTGATATCTATATCAAACCTGCTCGTTCAATCAACTTTATTCAACTTAACTTTGTTGCAGTACGCACAGGCGTATCATTCGATGAAGTCGTTGGTAAGTTCTAATAAATAGAGAAACAGGAGAATAAAAAATGGCATTTAATGTAAATGATTTTAGAGCTCAGATGGTAGGAGACGGTGCTCGTCCTAATCTATTTGAAGTCTCTATGCCTTTCCCTGCGTTTTCTGCGCCAGGAAATGCTCAAACTAAACTCACATTTATGTGTAAAACTGCACAATTACCTGGCTCTACGCTAGGTGTTGTGCCAGTGCAATATTTTGGTCGTGAACTAAAATTTGTTGGTAACAGAACATTTGCTGATTGGACAATTACAATCATTAACGATGAAGACTTTGTTGTTCGTAACGCTTTCGAAAGATGGATGAACGGCATTAATAGTCACAATCTTAATGTGCGTAATCCATTAGCTAATGCACCACTAGGTTACTCTGTTGATGGTGATGTTACTCAATTTGGTAAACAAGGCAACGTATTGAAAAGATGTAAATTTGTTGGATTATTTCCAACAGACGTATCTGCAATTGATGTTGATTGGGGTTCAAACGACACAATCGAAGAATTTAGTGTTTCGCTGGCCTATCAATGGTGGGAAGCTGTAGCAGACGGTGTTGTGTAAGAGAAAGGCTTCGGCCTTTCTTAATTTTTATAGAATGGATAATTAATGGCAGTCAAGCTCTTCGGCTTTACACTCGGTAAAAAGGACATTGTTCAGGTTCAAGCACCTGAGCAACCCTCATTCGCACTTCCAACGGAGTCGATGGATGATGGTGCGGTAACGATAACGCAAAACGCACACTATGGTACATATGTTGACTTAGAAGGTTCTGTTCGCAATGAAATAGAATTGGTTACCAGATACCGTGAGATGGCAAATCACCCTGAATTGGAAATGGCAATTGATGATATTGTCAATGAAGCCATTACACATGATGTTTCAGGTAAGACAGTAGACATTGTTTTAGATAATCTGAAACAACCAGATACAATCAAAAAGAAAATCACAGAAGAATTCCATAATGTCTTAAAGATGTTAAATTTTGGAAATCTTTCAGATGATTTGTTTAAGAGATGGTACATCGATGGTCGAATTTATTACCATGTTGTGGTAGATGAAGCCAAACCAAGAGAAGGTATACAAGAATTACGATACATTGACCCACGAAAGATTCGTAAGGTCCGTGAAATCAAAAAAGATAGAGACCCAAAAACTGGTGCTCAAATTGTTGCATCTATTGCCGAATATTATGTGTATAATGACAAAGGTACAACAACTCAATCATATACAAGTAGTGTCAATGCAGGTTTAAGAATTGCACCAGAGTCCATTATCAATGTGAACTCTGGTTTGATGGATGCAAAAAACACATTTGTTATTTCGTATATTCATAAGGCTATCAAGCCACTTAATCAGTTGCGTATGATTGAAGATGCGGTAGTTATCTATCGTCTTTCAAGAGCACCTGAACGCCGCATTTTCTACATTGACGTTGGTAACTTACCAAAAGGCAAAGCAGAACAATATCTAAAAGATATTATGGCCAAGTATCGTAACAAAATGGTTTACGATGCAAGCACAGGTGAATTGCGTGATGACCGCAAACACATGTCTATGCTTGAAGACTTCTGGTTACCTCGCCGTGAAGGTGGTAAAGGTACAGAGATTACTACATTACCTGCAGGCCAAAATCTTGGTGAGTTGGAAGATGTTAAGTATTTCAGACAGAAACTATTAAATTCATTAAATGTACCAATCTCTCGTTTAGAACCACAACAAGGTGGCATGATTGGTGTTGGTCGCACAACTGAAGTTACAAGAGATGAAGTTAAGTTTACAAAGTTTATTGTAAGACTGCGTAACAAGTTTTCTCAGATATTTGACCATGCATTAAGAGTACAACTCGTTCTAAAAGGCATTTGCACTTTAGAAGAATGGGATGATTTTAAGGAAGACATATATTATAATTACATGAAGGACAACAACTTCACCGAAATGCGTGATGCTGAAATCCTTCGTGAAAGACTAAGTGTATTGCAAACTGTTGACCCATACATTGGTAGATACTATTCTATGGAATGGGTTCAGAAAAATGTTCTTCAAATGGACAAAGAAACTATTGCCGAAATGAAGAAACAAATTGCAAAAGAAGATACAGCTGGTACTGGTGGTCCAACAACACCACCAGAACAACAACAGCAACAACAGGCTGATGCAGAGGCCAATCCTCCCGTAGATAATACACAAGATGATGCAGCGAATGAATCATTGACTCCACAACTAGATTTTGAGGTGGAAAAATATTCATCTTTACTAAATAAGCGATAATATAAAAAGGAACAACTATGTCAACAACACAATTTATAGACGAATTGGCCGCAGGTAATGCATCTGGTGCCAAAGATATTTTAAACGATATGCTTTCTGCTCGTGCTTTTGAAGCACTTGAAGGCCGTAAGATTGAACTTGCTAGAGGCATTTTCAATGGTAGTGAACAATCACAAGAAGTTGCCACAGAAGAATAATGAAATCTCTATTAGAATTCAAATCTATCGTTGAAGAAGAGAAGTCAGACTATTCAAAGTTTGATGTTTTGGTTCGTGCGGGTCTGGCCAACAAGGCACAGATGCAACGTATTCACAAAATCTTAGATAAGATGGGTGAAGAGAAACCAACATTCAATAATGCCGATAGAATGATTATTCAAAACCTCTTTAACAAGATGGTAGATTTAATTTCTAATAACAAACAGATTAACATGCAGGCACGCCGTGCAGTTAAAGAAGATGAAGATGTTATTGAGGCAGAACAGTTAGACGAAGCAAATCCAGGCCCAACACCACCTTATATTTTGTTGTTAAAGAGAACAGCGATTCGTTTGTATCCTGATGGAACAAAAATTGCATTGTATCGCAACAAACAATTAAACAAATACTTCTCTGTACCATATGATACTCCAATAGATTCAACAATTCAAGCCGAAGAAGTTGAATTGAAAGAGTCGGTAATGGATCAACTACATAAGATAGTAAAAGATAAATCGGCACAACCGGTAAAGTTTGCATCTGGTCATAGTCGTAAGATTGACCATTTCACCGCATCGGCATTGACGCAAGTTCACAACGCATTAAATGATGATAACAAAAAGAAGTTTGCAGATTTGGTACACAAGTCTCCAGAACATTTTATGAAAGCATCTGACTTTGCTTTCAAACATGCAAAATGAGTTTTGTATCATCGTTAATAGAAAATAAATTAGATGAAGCAAAAGAAAAGTTATTTGCTCATCTAAATGAGATAGTTGCAAAACGTCTTGCAGAAGCAAAGCGTTATGTTGCAGAAGATATGTTTAATGAAGTTTTAGATGAGGCAACTCAAAATCGTAACATCATTAAGATGGGTAGAGTCCAAAAGATTCGCCGTAGAATTAGAAGAAATGCTAAGGGTAAGATTGTTATACAAAAAAATGTAAGACGATCCGCCATTAAAGGTTATAGAATATCGGGTAATACAGTTAAACGTATACCCGCAACAGTAAGATTAAGAAAAGCAAGACTATTAAAAAGGTCATGGAAGACAACTAGAAAAGCAAAATTACGCCGCACATTAATGAAAAGAAAAATGAGTATGCGTAGACGCTCATCAATAGGACTAAGATAAAATGGCATTTGAATACATAAACACACTTCGTTCAGCATCAATAGCTAGAATTATTGATACTGGAACTACTATCGCATTGGCTAACCTTTCAACTGGTGCCAATGAAACTATTACTGCCGCAAACATTCGTAAAATTGCATGGTCAACAAACGGCAATATTCAAATTGTTCGTAATTCTGTGCCAATTGTTACGTTGCATAATACAGGTACTCTTGAGTTTGATTCACTCAACACTACATTAGCTAATAATAACACTCAACCAATTGTTGTTACAATTAATACAGGTGGTTTTGTAGTATTAGAACTAACCAAAGAAGCAACATACACAACTGCACCAGGCGGATACTAATATGAAACTTATCAGAGAACATATTGAATCGGTTAAATATTTAACTGAAGCAACAGAAAACGGTAAAAAGAACCTATACATTGAAGGTACTTTTTTAGTCGGTGATACCGTTAATAAAAACAATCGTATGTACGAAATGAAAACTTTGCGTAATGAAGTTAAACGCTATGATGAAGAATACATCAAAACAAATCGTGCATTAGGTGAATTAGGACATCCTGATACACCAACACTAAACTTAGAAAGAGTGTCCCATAAAATTATGTCCCTCAAAGAAGATGGAAATACATTTTATGGGAAGGCTCTAGTTCTTGATACACCATATGGTCAAATCGTTAAAAATTTCATTGATAACGGAGTAAACTTAGGAGTTTCTTCAAGAGCTCTAGGTTCTGTAACCATGACAAAAGAAGGTTATAATCTTGTTCAAGATGACCTACGACTGGCAACTGCGGCTGATATTGTGGCAGACCCATCTGCACCAGGCGCATTTGTTAATGGTATCATGGAAAATAAAGAATGGATGTTTGTTGAGGGACGCTTTGTAGAAGCAGATTTTGATAACGCTAAAAAACAAATAACAAAAGCATCTGCTAAACAAGTAGAAGCAGTTGCTCTTAAATTGTTTGAAAATTACCTCAGAAAACTATAATTTTATAAATAAGAAACCAAAAGGAGATTCCTAATGTCAAATAACAAATTAATGGAAGCAGCTGCAGATATTCTTGCTTCAAGCAAGGGTAAAAACGGTGCGCCAATGGAAAAAATGCAGGGCACCGAAGTTGAAGATTTGGGTGGACCAACACCACAAAACTACAAGTCAGACGATGACTCAGCAAAAATTGATGTAACAAAGGCTGCAAAATCCGCAACCGCACCAACAACAAAGCCATCTGCTGCTTCTTCTAAAATGGAAGAAGTTGAAAATTATTCTCTAGAAGAATTAGAAGAGTTTATGGTTTCTGAAGACTTTAAACAACTTGATGAGTTGTCAAAAAATACACTCAGGTCATATCTAAAAGGCAGTAGAGCTGAAAACCAAGGATCATTAGGATCTGCCGGTCATATGTCAGATAAAGCTCGTAGTCTTGGTAGAACAGATGATGATAAAGATGATGGTAGATATGAAGGTGCTAAAGCAGCAAAGAAAAGATTAAACGCAATGAAAGAAGATATTGACGCTCTCTTTGCTGACGATTCTACCATCTCAGAAGAATTCAAATCTAAAGTCTCTACAATTTTTGAAGCTCGTGTCGAAGACCGTGTTACACAAATTGAAGAAGAAATTGAAACACGTTATGCAGGCATGCTTGAAGAAGCAATCGAATCAGTTAAAGTTGACCTTACAGAAAAAGTTGATGACTATCTTTCATATGTTGTTGAACAATGGATGGAAGAAAACGAAATCGCAATTGAAACTGGTCTTCGTGCTGAATTGACAGAAGACTTCATTGGTGGTTTGCGTAATCTATTTGCAGAACACTATATTGATGTTCCTGCTGAAAAAGTCGACCTCGTTGACGAACTTGCTGGTAAAGTTGAAGAACTTGAAAGCAAACTCAATGAACAAATCGAGCGTGGTGTATCATATGCTAAGGCATTGGTAGAATCACGCAAGAATGAAATTGCTCGTGAAGTTACCGAAGGACTTCCTGCTACTCAGGCTGAAAAAATCAAATCACTCGCAGAGAGTGTAGAATTCTCCACAGAGGACGAATACAAATCAAAGCTTGATACTATCCGTGAAAACTACTTCCCTTCTGGTGCTAAAAAGGCAACAGAATCTCAACTAAACGAACAGTTCGAAGAAACAGAAGAAAAGAAAGTCATTCATGACCCATTCGTTGCTGCTGTCTCTCAAGCAATTTCTAAAACCAAATTTTAATTAAACTCTAGGAGATAAAAAAATGTATTTGTCCGAATCATTACAAAAAAAATGGGAAGGTGTTTTAGACCATCCCGACTTGCCAAAAATTAGTGATCCATACAAGCGTGCTGTAACAGCCGTTGTTTTGGAAAACCAAGCAACCGAAATGCAGAAATCAGGAATGATTACTGAAGCTGCACCTACTAACTCTGCTGGTACAGGCGGTTTTGGTGGTGGTGCTACTGCAACAGGTCCAGTTGCCGGTTTCGATCCAATTCTAATCAGCTTGGTTCGCCGTTCATTGCCTAACCTCATCGCTTATGATATTTGCGGTGTGCAACCAATGACAGGCCCAACAGGTTTGATTTTCGCAATGCGCTCAATGTATGACACTACACGTGCTCCATCATCTGGCGTAGAAGCATTCTTCAACGAAGCTAACACCGGTTTCTCTGGTGCTGGTACCGCTCAAACTGCATTGGCAGTTGGTGCTGCGGCCGCTAACACATTCGTTGCAAACGGTGCTCCAGTTCCAAGTGTTACTACTGCTACTGGTGAAGATAATCCTTTCCGTGAAATGGGTTTCTCAATTGAGAAAGTTACCGTTACTGCTAACACCCGTGCCTTGAAGGCCGAGTACTCAATGGAACTCGCACAAGACTTGAAAGCTGTTCACGGTCTTGACGCAGAAACAGAATTGAGTAACATCCTTTCTACTGAGATTCTTGCAGAAATTAACCGTGAAGTTGTTCGTACAATCTACGCAACTGCTGTAACAGGCGCACAAATCGGTACTACTACTGCTGGTACTTTTGACCTTGACACCGATTCTAATGGTCGTTGGATGGTTGAAAAAGTTAAAGGTCTTGCTTTCCAAATTGAACGTGAAGCTAATGCAATTGCAAAAGCAACTCGTCGTGGCAAAGGTAATATCATGATTTGCTCTTCAGATGTTGCATCTGCATTGGCAATGGCTGGTATTCTTGATTACAACTCTGCATTGCAATCTCAAGTTAACTTGACTGTTGACGATACAGGTAACACTTTTGCAGGTACATTGTTTGGTCGTATCAAAGTGTATATTGATCCGTTCTTCGTTGCATCCGGTACATCCGAGTTTGCAGTTATCGGCTTCAAAGGTACAAATGCATATGACGCAGGTATTTTCTACTGCCCATACGTTCCTTTACAAATGGTTCGTGCAGTTGATACAACTACCTTCCAACCAAAAATTGGATTCAAGACTCGTTACGGCATGGTTGCAAATCCGTTTGCACAAGGTACTACACAAGGTGCTGGTGCTCTTCTCCAGAACGGTCAGTTGGCCAATCAATATTACAGAGCGTTCAAAGTTAAGAACATTATGTAATTCAAACCCCGTTAAGAGGGTACTTAAAAGAGGCACTTCGGTGCCTCTTTTTTTTGTTATAAATAAGCATATGAGCGCAATATCAAGAAACCCAACAAATCCTAATATACTACAACCCAATAAATTCACATTGAATTTTGCAAGGGCACCAAGTATACAATACTTCTGTCAATCAGTAAGTGTTCCTGGCATAGCATTATCAGAAGTGCCGCAAACTAATCCATTTGTAGATGTGTATCTTCCTGGTGAAAAGGCCATCTATGATATATTAAATGTTACATTTTTGATTGATGAAGAATTAAAAGCATGGACAGAAATGCATGATTGGATTCGTGCAATGACTTTTCCATATGATTTTGCTGAATATCAAAGTCTAGGTCAATTGAATAGAATTGCAGGTGGTATGGCAAAACCAAAACCACAATATTCAGATGCCTCAATTACGGTATTGTCTTCTTCTAATACACCATACTACAAGTTCAAATTTTATGATTGTTTTCCAACATCGGTATCAGCATTCATTTTAAGTGCAACCGATAGTCCTGATACCACAATGAGTGCCGATGCATCATTTAGGTATAGTTACTATGACATTGAAAAATTATTCTAAAAGGCTTGACAAGTAAACCCTTTTAGTGTATCCTCTGTAAATAGGAGGATTTATATTTTATGAAACAACTTGATGATTTGTTAGAAATGTGGCGTACCGATTCTATTATTGATAGAACAGAACCCGGTAAAGCCTTAATCAATATCCCACAACTTCACAGTAAGTATTTGAATATACTTTCAAGGCATCGTTTGCTTTCGAAAGAGTCAGAATTCAAATATAACAAAATGAAAAAGTTGAAGTGGGAATACTATACAGGTAAGTTAGACCAAGACCAACTTGATAAACACGGATGGGAACCATTTCCATTTGTGCTTAAATCTGAGCTCACTACATACTTAGAGAGTGATGAAGATATCAACAAACACATTGCTCAAAAAGTATTACATGATGAGATTGTGGAAGTATGTTCAAGTATATTAAAAGAATTACACAGCAGAACTTTCCAGTTAAGGTCGTTCATAGATTTTGAAAAGTTTATTAGTGGTGTCTGATTTAATTCTACATAAAAAAGATGAAGCGTTTATTCAGTTTGAGTGTGACCGAAATGTTGCACAAGAACTGAGTGATTTCTTTTGCTTTTTTGTTCCGGGATTTCAATTCACACCTGCATACAAATCAAGAATGTGGGATGGTCGCATACGCTTGGCTGACCTAAGAAACTTTACCATCTATCACGGTCTTGTTCCTTACATTGAAACATTTTGTAAAGAACGGAATTACACATTAGAAATTGATTCTGATGTTAATTCTACAGAAAACTATTCTGTTGTTGAGGCAGAACAATTCATCTCAACATTAAAAATACCACTTGAAGTAAGAGACTATCAGTTAAAGTCATTCGTACACGCAGTTCGTAACAAACGAATTCTCCTACTGTCTCCTACTGCGTCTGGTAAGTCTTTAATTATATACTTGATACTAAGACACTTACAACTAGAAAACAAAAAAGGCCTGTTGATTGTGCCTACTACATCTTTAGTTGAACAGATGTATAAAGATTTTGCAGACTATGGTTACGATTCAGACCAATACTGCCATCGCCAATATTCTGGTAAAGAAAAACATACAAACAAATTTATCACCATTACAACTTGGCAATCAATCTACAAAAACGACAAAGAGTATTTTGAACAATTCGAATTTGTTTTTGGTGATGAAGCACACCAATTCAAGGCCAAATCGTTGACAACTATTCTTACAGGTTGTTCAAATGCTAAATATAGAATAGGTACAACAGGTACACTTGATGGTACACAAACACATAAACTTGTATTAGAAGGTTTATTTGGTCCAGTCTACAAGGCAACATCTACTGCTGAGTTGATGGAAAAAGGACAACTTGCATCATTCAAAATTAAATGTTTGATTCTGAAATATGACGAACCGATTTGCAAACAAGCCAGAGACTGGGACTATCAATCTGAAATTGACTACATAGTTAAAAGCAAACCAAGAAATGATTTTATCAAAAACTTGGTGTTGTCACTCAAAGGTAATACACTTGTGTTATTTCAGTTTGTTGAAAAACACGGCAAGGAGTTACATGCACTTATTAAAGAACATGCAAAAAATAGGCATGTATTCTTTGTCTTTGGTGGCACCGATGTTGAGATTCGGGAATCAGTTCGTGCAATTACTGAAAAAGAAAAAGACGCTATTATTGTGGCTTCTTATGGTACCTTTTCTACTGGCGTTAACATTAAGAATTTACACAATATTGTTTTTGCTTCTCCTTCAAAGTCTCGCATAAGAAATCTACAATCGATAGGAAGAGGACTTAGAATAGGAGATAACAAACAAGAAGCAACTTTATTTGATATCTCAGATGATTTTAGAATAGGCAAATATACCAATTATAGCTTGCACCATTTTGTTGAGCGTGTTAGAATATACGATGATGAAAAATTTAATTACAAGTTCTACAATATCAACCTTAAAAATGACTGATATAATTCAAGGCATTAAAATAATTCGACTGCAAAGCGGAGAAGATATTATTGCAGGCCTAACACATGATGATGAATCTGAAATGATGATGCTTGATAATCCAATGCATCTTATTTTTAAGAGAACATCTCAAGGTACAGTAATGATGATGTTGCCTTGGTTACCAATTGAATTGATTAAAGATAATACTGCAACAATTTATTCTTCTAATGTATTGACGATTGTAGATCCAAAAGATGCTCTTGTTGAATATTACGGTAACATGATTAACACAGAACAATTGAAACAGATGCGTGAT